AGAACCGTTTGGCTTTGTGCAGAACCGCCGTTAACAACGACAGCTTTGAACACAGCTTGAGGATCATCCACAACGTAAGCAATAGCGTCAGGAGCAGTTGTGCTAGCTTGCCAATATTGGAAACGGTTTTTGCCGTAAATTGGGCCGCCAGTAGTAGAGTACTCACAACCAACAAATACACCAATAGTTCCAGCTTGGGCTGAGGTAGTGTTGTATGCGAGTTGTGTAGGTGTAACACAGCCAATATTATTGCCTGTGCCAATATCAACAACGTCACCGTTGAAGATTGAAGTGCTATAACCATTTAAGATGGGGAACATGCGGGTTGAACCAGCATATACTCGGCCACCAATCAGGTTATACGGTTTCAGCCCATAAGGGGCTGGAATGAGCGGATAAGCCATGTTGTTTCCTTAAAATTTAAGAACCTGAACCAAATGTGACCTTGCTTTCCCTTTGTTTGAACAAAGGCATGCGAGGATCACTGTCTCTTAGGTAAGTGTTATCCACGGACTCCATCTGAGCGTTGTTCTGCTTACTGTAATAATCAGCCCGCTGTTGAAGCAACTCAATAGGAATACGGCATAGCACTAAACCTCCAATTTCGATGTTGCCTTTAAAGCGACCTTCTGTGGCCGCCAGCGCCATCAACTCTGGATACTCTTCTGCTTTGCAGAACTCATACCCTTCACGCAGTTTGGAAGAAATGTTTCCGACATCAGATTGTCCACCGTAACTAATACGGATGTAGCGATGTTTCCATCCTGGACGATCGTCTGGCATTGGTAAAGTCTCAGGTGGTCTCCACGTTTCAGGTCTCATTGATACCTTACGAGATTCCATCTCGCGACTTAATCTACCTTGTGTCTCAGCCATTTTTATCTCCCATCTTTAAGTAAAGCAACCTGTTTTGCATATAGTTCCAAAGGTACCCCAAGACGTTTCGCAATGTTCGCTTCGGATGCCTTCAGCTTAATACGGCCAGGCGGTGTGCTACGTGTAGCAGGTGCTACGACATTAGCAGGTCTAGTTGTTGCACGGCGAGGAGTTTCTTCCTCATCGGGTTCAGCCCTTCTTTTAAGAGGTGGCTCGTTATCCTCATCGCTCTGAAAATGTTCAGGAAATCTTTTGCGCATCGTTTTATCGATGGTTTTAAAGTACTCTTCAGTACCCAAGTAGTTAGCACCATACTCCCTGGCCAACTTCTTGTCAAGCCCCATCGCCATATTCGTCATATCCTCATAGCCTTCCTTCTGGAACCAATCGCTGTTCTCCTCGACCCAGCGCTGTGTTCTCTCTGGAATTTTCGGTTTCTGAGGTTGTTGTATTTGCGGCATAGGTTTATCTTCAACCTCGATTGGCCGCAGAGTAAATGCCCTATCCAGACGAACCGTTGCCTTGGCAATCTCCTCTTGTGCTTCTGCAAGCGCATCAGGATCAGCAGCCTCAAATGCCTTTTTGTACTTGGCTTTAGCTGCCTCTAACTCAGTCTGAGCTGATGTTTTAGACTGCTCAACCATAATCTTAGAACCGTTGGCAAGCTGTTGCTGGAGACGTTTATTCTCCTCATACACTTGTCTCGCAAAGTTCTCAGCAGCTTCACGCTCACGCAAGGCTTCTTCTTTGGCTCTACGCTCATCGTGATAACCCTTGGTAAAACGCTTGATGCGTTTCTGTACCTTCTCGTCATAGGAGTCCAACTCTTCGTCAGTCACCTCCTTGACAGGTGTAGCCATAGGCTTGCGCCCACGGTCTTGTTCTGGAGTATCGTCTTCGATCTCGATCTCCATCTTATCTTCAGCTCCAGGAGCTTCAGCCTTACTATCTATCTCATCGGGGAATTTAAAGTCACTCATAATTTATCCTTATGCAGCACGGGTGATACCGCGCGGGTCTTCGACAACAGCTTCCACATGCTCATCGTAAATAATCCTGAACTCGCGCCCGTGGATTTTTAAACGTGTGCCTGTGTTGGGACGGACGATTACAAAATCTCCAACTTTGCAGCGTGGGCCGCTTGGAAATCTCTTCTCGTCTTGATAGGCTTCGGGGCCCATCTTGATTACAAACAATACAGGTGTGAGCATTTCTTCTTTCCAAAGTTCTCCCTTGGACTTAATAATGCCTGCCTCACTGTCTGCAAACTCCTCCATCGCCTCGGGTACTACTGTTAGTAGCGTGAAACCCTTTGGGTCTGGAATCTGTTTAGCCTTCTGCTCTGCACTCACGTTGAGGATAGCGGAAAGATTAACAGCACTTACATCAAACTCAGTCGTCATCGGATAGCTCCATTCGTTGCACAAGGTCTTTGACAATGGACTCTGCATGGGTTAGACCTCGGATAACCCCACAGACGTGACGATACTCGTCAAACGTTTTTGCTCCTCCCCCTGCGAGGAAGGTGATCTGATCGCCTCTGAGCTTGTCGTACTCAGAGACCAGATGATTCAGTAGTTTGTCGCTCAATTATTCCCCTTCTTAGGCTGTTGCCGTTTCATATCTTTATTCCTCTGTATGGCCTGCATCAAACTATTTGCTCTGTTGTGTGCCAGCTCTTCCTTGCTATGACGCATCTCAGCTCTATGTTTGGCGATGTCAACACCTAAGCGTGTGCTCTCAAGCTCATGCTGCTTGTGAGTCTTGTCCTTCTGCGCCGCTGCGTTTGCTGCAACCTGCATAGCCGCGATCTCTTTTTGCGACTCGATGCGAGCTTGTTCAAGCTGCAACTGCTGCATCTTGGCCTGTGCTTCTGTCTGCTGTTTCTGCGCCTTGAGCTGGAGGTCTTGTTGCTTGAGCTGCAACTCTTGCATCTGCATTTGCACGATGGGGTCCTGCATCTTCTGTTGTGCTGCGGCTTGCGCAGCTTGTTGTTGAGCTTGTTGAGTGATCTGTCCACTCGCTTGCGCAATCATCACAGCGATCTGGTTGGCCTGATCTGTGGGTATACGCTTGTTATCGTCATCGTCATCTGGGTCAGGTAGTTGCATACCGATCATGCCCTGTATCTGTACGCGGTACATCATGCCCATGTGTTCTGCGATGTGGGCCTGGAACCCAGCCATAATCTGCTGTGCCATCGGGTTCTGCTGCAACGCTTGCATGATCATGGGGTTCTGTATCATAGCGTTGTGAGCTGCCATATGAGCCTGATGATTCTGCTCGATGAATGCCTTAACAGGCTTCTTCATAGTGAGCATATTCTGGTTCTCTTGCACTGGATCGACTGGCACCTCATCATCCTCTGTCGGCACAAGCTTGGCTGCGTTCTTCACGCCAAGAACCTCAATCATCTGACGATGTAAGAATGGCAAATCATAGAGCTGGGGGGCCTGTTGCGACAACTGTAATATTGCTTGGTATGTCACAATCTTCTGTGCCATCGTAGCCGCATTTGGATCACTGACTGGGATCACCTCCACCATGTCGTAATCACTGCGCTTGGCTTTTCTATCACCCTCTTCAGGGTCATAGCTGTAGTCTTCTGGCGTATAATCCGCAATAATATTCTTTAAGAGTTTGAACTCTTGTTTCATAGCATAGTGAATACGAGCTTGAACGGCCCCCATCACTTTTAATGTTCTCTCTAATATAGCGAGTGTGGTTCCGACAGGAGTTTGTGCTGACATATCAGACACAGACATATCACCTGATGAAGCAAACGCTTTACCTTCCTGGACAATATTCTCAAATAGCGCAAATAGTACTTGGCTTGGCTCCTTGTATGGTAGCGGCAAAATATTATCCCGAATAGAACCTGATGGGACATCGACATCTCTAAATTCTCCTGGGGCGATCGGTGTATCGTCACCATTGACACGCAAACCGCGAGATTTTAACCCACCTGGTAGGTTAGATAAAGTTCCTGCGTCCACCAACTGACGGATCAACATAGTGGCTGATTTAGCGTAGCCACCGATCAAGTGAATCAATCCGTAGCCATAAAACCCAAAGCCTGGGATGTACTGATAGTGAACAAAGTGGTCACGCTTCATATGGAGCGGATCATCTTGATACCAGTTGCGGCGAATTGATAATACTGTTGATGTACCTTTTTCAATAGTAACAATATATGGCAACGCTATACCATCATCACTCTCAAACCCTTCCAAATCTAGATTGACCTGCATCTCCAATATGCGATAGCGGTCATCCTGAATCGCTGACATGCCCTGCTCTTGGGCTTTTTGTCTCTCAATATCATCTAACTCATGACTGGGTTCACCCAGATCAACATCACGGTAAAACCCAGCAACCATGAGCTTCTCCAACTCATGTTTTGTGCGGCGCATGACGTGGGTTACGCGGTCAGCAGAAGCAAGACTAGAAGCACCGTATGGCACAACAATATCTTCAGCGGGAACAAACATCGCCACTTGTCTACCCTTGCTTGGGTCGTAGTAGACTTTCTTAAATGCTGAACCAGCGAGCGGCAGATTCCACAAAAGCTTCTCATGCTCTGGTCTATATTCAGGCATTACTTCAGTCAATTGATAGTTCATATCAGCCCTGACTCTTAGCGCTGCTTCTTCTTTCTCTTCGGTATCCTTGCCAATAATCTGAGTCTTGACGGGGCCCGCCGCAGGAAAAGTCTCCATCATTCCTTCTGACTGGAACCTTACAACTGACTCTGTAAGCATAGGGTGGAACACGCCGCAAGCGCCGTTCCAAGGTTCTGTTCTCTCTTCGTATTTAAGCCCAAGAAGTTTTAGGCCATCAACGTAAGTCTGTATCCAATCTTTTCTATCACCATTATCTTTAGTGAAATCATCGATCAACTCGCTGGCCAGACTGTCCAATACATTATCATCAATATAATCAGCAAGGTTTGCATTGAACTTATCATCGACCTTGTCTTTATGAGGAGTCAAATCAATCTCAACGTCTCCCATATTCATATGAACACTCTCGGGGTCCTCGATCTCAATCTCGATAGGACTACCATCTTCCATGCCCATAGGTGCGCGATACAAAGCTTTGTCGATACTCATGATAGTCCTTAAACGGTGTAATAACCTTGGTTGCGTTTGCTTCTAAACATCTGAATTGGATCAGGTTCGTCCGTTGGCAGTTTGATAAACCCGCCTTGCCTGAATCTAATCAATGCTAATGTGGTTGAATCGACCAAGTCATCGTTGGAACCACTGGGAAAATCATTGCATTCCTCAATAACTTCCTTAGCCCAACGTCTATTCGGGGCCCAAACGATTCCAGATGCAAACAAATCAGACACAGCATTGACCCTGGCGATCTTATCCTGTCCTTTTCCAGGTGTAAACTCCCCAACTGGGATGCCCATACGCCTAAATTCTTGATAAAGTGACGATCCGTTGGACTTTTTCTCGATTAAAAACGCATCTGGCTGCCATTCTTTGTATTCTTCGAGCGTTAAACGCTTCAAATCAGGGTATTCCATACGTTTTTTGATGGAATTTAACAAAATAATGTTGTAATTATTGGTTTCTTCGTTAAAAAACACGCCCCAAGTCGTTAAAGCGTTGTAGTCAGCGCGATTATTGGCTTCTTGAGCGGCATCAAGGCTCATAATTGTGAATTCGCACATCGGCGGATCATCTTTTTCCCATATTTGCCACCACTCTCTCTTAATAAGAGCGCCTTCTTCCGATACTGGGTTCTGCATATACTGGGCTTGCCAGTATCTTGGGTCCATACCTGCCTTCTTAGACAGCAATTCTTCTATGGACCAGAAGTCTCCCCATAGCGGTTTATCATTCAGGATGGCAGGAAACTCTACAACTTCCCACGGATCAACGTCTTCTTCACGCTCCATCTGATTTAATATCTGCCCTGTCAGGTCCAACTTAGACCAGCGGGTCATCACAATAATGATCGCACCACCTGGCATAAGCCGCTGAAGAGGGCCAGACTGGAACCACTCCCAAGCAGGTAAAAATACGTCTGGTCGTCCTGTTTTGGCTTCTTGTTCAGAGTGTGGATCGTCAATAATGAACAGATCAGCGCCGCGACCAGCGAGAGCACCTCCAACACCAATAGCAAAGTACTCACCATTAAAATTAGTTCCCCATCTTGATGCTGACTTCGAGTCAGCTTGTAGCTCCACATTTGGGAACACATCTTTATATTGATCCGATCCAACAAGGTTTCTAACACGCCGACCGAAGTTCACTGCTAAATCTGCGGTGTGTGACGACATAATAATCTTCTTATGCGGAAACTTACCCAAGAACCATGCAGGGGCAAGATAAGAAATCATCTCCGATTTACCGTGCCTCGGTGCAATATTGACGATAACCCTTTTCTTTTTTCCTGCTGCAATCTCTTCAAATATCTTCGCCAAGCGTTTGTGGTGCGGGCCGACTTTGTAGCCTGGATATACATGATCAATGAATGTGAGAAAATCATCTTTGCCGATCTCCTGAGTTGAGTCAGCATACCATTTTTTCACTAAATCTAATGCTTTCCTTTTCTCGTCATCAGGTAGAGAAGGGATTTTTGTTTGGAGGGCTTGTATCTGTTCAAGACTTAGGCGCATTGATTACTTTCGCTTGAACATTGATCGTCCTACTCTCTAACTTAGACAGCATCTCCATAAGTTCGTTTTCAACCTCTTCAATAGATTGATGCTTAATAGTTGTCTCTGTGCGTTTCTTGAACGCATCAACACCATCAACTTCACCTAAAGCACGAAGGGCCTGCATACGAATCTTTGGGTCTGGGCTTGTTGTTTCAGCTACCAGACTATTGACCACATACTTCTTTAACTCGGCTAAGTCTTTGACAAGATATGAATCGTGTTGGGCGACCATACCTGCGAGGTATGCAATTGTTCCACTAGAGTAATTAGCGAGTTGCGCAGCACTATCGGGCTGTTTAACAATATCTTGAACAGCGTGTCTTGCCGCATCTTTATCATCTTCGCTTGGGATTATTGGTTGACCAGTTAAGTCAGAAATCATCTTAACTGTTCTGGCCCGCATGTCTAACTCTTCTTGAGGAGAAAGTTCGGGCATAGCTTCTGCTACGGAAGCTGGAATTGGAATATTGGAATCGATTTCTGGGACGAGTTCTATCATGGGAGGAAGAGGGGCACTCCAAAGTTGTACATATTATATATGGAGATTTGGTTCCATCAAGGGGGGGTGTTTCTATATTTGGAATTTTGTTGTGCTATTTGTATAAATCTTGGGGTATGGGGGGCAGATGGGACCCAATCCAAAAAGCGGGGGGTGGGGGTGGCGGGGGGCGGTAGGGGGCGGGAAAGTGTCAAGTTAGGGTATAATTCAATCACACCGAAACGATCGAGTTAGGTGAGACAGACGCTCTTTAAATTCATTAACCTAATTGGAGTAATGCTATGCAAAGCAAAGCAACAAAAGCCTTCGCATCGGGCTTGGATGATGCAAAGCACTCTGTGGCAAATGCCACAAGGCAATTAAATATTCTCAAGACCAATCGTAAACCGATCGGTAAAGTGCTTAGAGCACTTGAGAAGGTAACCCTTGCAAACGATCGTATGTATTTAATGGTTTCTAATAACCAGCCTCATATTTACATCGGCATGTATAACCTAGAGTCTTTCAAGGATGATAGGTTAGCAAATGTCTTAGGTTACCTGTCTGAGACAATGGATAACATGAAAAGCGAGGATTGGCCTCAATCCCTCAACAGGGATTACAGGTTTACTTCTAGTACTCACTCGGTGACAGTAAGCGCCTATGTGAGAGACGACAGCCCGACATGCCGTAAAGTGGTAGTCGGTTCGGAGCTACGGACTGTTGAGAAATTCGAGATAGTCTGCGACTAACAAGTCAACAGGGGAGTGACAGTCCCCTGTCTTTTTTAACTAAGGAGAAAATTATGCATTACGAAATCGATTACTCTAGCAAGACAGCAGAAGACGCAATCAATGATTGCAAGGAATGGTTGGGCACAAAGCAATTCAACAGGGTTGTAACGATCTTAAAAATGGATTGCGGTAGGACATCGAAACACCTAGTACGGCTTGGGTTGGCAATGCAAGGTATACAAGGTTACCCTGCAGAGGCAATGATTAATAAGTACTGGAATCCACAACAGGAATTGGATCTGTCTACTGACGAACAGTTTTATGAATGCGGTTGGCAACTAGGTAGCCGTACGATCTAACAAAAAGGGGAGCCAAAAGCTCCCCTTTTATTTTTGCCTTATGGCCTTTGATACCAGTTATGTGTCGCCGCGCGTAGATGCGTGTGTGCGTGTAGTTGCGTGTGGCTGTCATGGTCTGTGAGTTAATTAACAGATCGGATCGATCCGATAATCTGTTATAATTCTCTTACACCATCTCATCGTAGTGGTGTTTTAATGTTCTTAATTCTTAACAATTTAATGGAGTATTTAAAATGAATGCAAAGCTAAAAAAGACTGAATTGTCTATCTCATTGGCCGATATCGGTTATAAAACCGCCGATCATGTAGAGGGTAATTATGAGAACGCCGTTCTCTTAATGGAAAAAGACCCTAGTTTCCCCGAAACAATCTCTGATGAAACACGCGCCCAATTGACAATCGGTTTTCAAAGACGTTTCAAAGAGGGTAAACATGGTAAAGTATCCTATTACTTAACTACAAACCCAGTAGATGGCGTTAAATTTTATGTGCCATTGGATCAAGTAGCTAAAGTACCAGAGAAGGCGCAAACCATAGAATTGACCATCGATTATGTTAATTCATTGTCCCCGAGTGATTATGGTGATTTGACAAAATCAGACCCAGCAAAACGCAAAATTGTAGAGGTAATGAAAAAGCGTTTCGCGGGTTATAAAAACGATTGCATCGGGGCATTGGTGAAATGTGCTAAGAAAATTAAAACGGGTGATGCACCTACGGAACGCAAACCCAATAAGACTTTTAGAGAATCATTAGAGATATTCTTTAATGGTGATGGTAAGAAAAACAAGGGCATGGATGCAAAAGTCAAATTACTATCAACGCGTAATGATTTAACAGCAGACCCCGTTATGTATAGAATGGCTAAAGAAGCATTCTTTAAGGTCTACACTAAAAAGTAATTAGCTAAGTACTTACCCCTAGTCAGAAATGGCTAGGGGTTTTTTTTCGCCCTGATTTTTTTGATACCAGTTATGTGTTGTCGCGCGTGTGACTAAGTGCGCTACTACAAGCGCGTGAGTTAAATAACTTATCGGAACCTTCCGATAATTCCAATATTCCAACACGACTGGAATCTTGGAATCGTGTTTTGGAATATTGGAACAAAGTTCTTTTTCCCGTTTGCTTAGAAGAAGTCTAATTAGCAAATTCCAATCCGCAACACAAAGATTCCAGACTATCGCGCAAAATTGGAATCTGCTAAGTTGTTGATTTATAAGGAAAAATTGGGTCAAGATTCCAAGATTCCAAAATTCCAATCGTTTTTCAGCATACGGCTGGTTGAGAGCATCTTGTGTTCGCTCATCTTTTTTTCGCGGTGCATAAGTTATCCACAATTTAGTTCATTTTAAAAAAGTTATCCACAACCCTCTGCAAGTCCCCGCTATTAAAAAAATATTGGAATATTAGAATCTAATAAAATATATAATATATTAGTATTATTATTTAATATAAAAAACAAAGAAAACCCCCATTTTTAGGCTATTTTAGTAAACCTTTAGTATCACATTCCAATATTCCAGTTTTTTATTCCAGATTCCAAAAAAAACGCCCAAACTTGACACTTCGGTAAAAAACATAGATAAACCCCTTCCAATAAGTGTCAAGTTATGGTATACTGTATTCATAGGTCGAGAGAGTTTTCGCCCTATACTTTAAATAACCAATCGGAACCATCCGATAACAAGAAAGGCCAATCATGCAAGCAAATCTATCCCACTATCCACGTTCTGTGCGCAAAGCAAAGCGCATCACAACACCCAAGCGTTATGCGTTCAACAACGCAACGCATTATTCAGTAGATCGCATCATTGCAAGTTTCGATTCTCTTGAGTCGTTCGATGGCGATGCAACATACTACCGCACCAACGTATGCGACCCTGACTTCTGCATCGATGAGTTTAACGACATCGACAATGACTATGCTTTACTTACTCTATCGGACTCACCCGATGGACAAATTGAAGACGAGGAAGACGAGATACAGAATGCGTATCTCTGCGAACTAGAGTGCGGTAACCTATAAACAATTAACAAAGGAACTATCATGAACGACATTATGAAGAAAGCACAACAAGCCTATGAGCAGTGGGCGCGTGAGAACAACGAACAGGACATATCCGATGCGGTGCGCCAACTGTGGGAGATAGGTTTCTCTGAGGGCTATCTCATTGCATGGGAAGAAGTTGCCAACACCGAGGATGTTAGCCGTTACTTTGAATAAGTATTTTCTCTAACCATATTGCGTTATGTGTCAAGTTATGGTACAATGTATTCATAGGTCGGAAAAGTTTCTTACCTATGTTCTTAATTAGTCTATCGGAACCTTCCGATTTCATTCAGTTACAAGGAGTTATTATGGGTCGTATCAAACAGTTATTAATCGACAGTACAGAGCAAGATCGGCAAGCGATCGAAGCCCTCAAGCCCAAGGTGCACATAGTCCTGTGCGAGGGGCAGATTGTCGGGGTCTACGTTGATCGTATGACTGCCGAGTATGAGATGCACCTCTGCATCCAAGGCGATGAGCAAGAGTTGGGTATACACACACGCCATCTCTACGAGATCATCACAACAAATCTTCAGACACATAGGATGGACTAAGCATGACGCAACGCATGAAACCCATGTGTGTGCGGTGCGGTGACACATTCTCCCCAAAGCGTGCCAATGCAGGATACAACATCTGCCTGTGGTGCGGTGAGGAGGATGCTCGCGCTCGCAAGCACACAATCGTGCCTATGCACAAGAGCAACTACATGGTAGTTACAAATCGTGAAGACTTAAAAGGTATCAACAACAAAGGAGGGTATTACAAATGAACGCAGACAACATGAACCAAATCAAAGAGCAAGCCGAAGCACTTAGCGAAAAAATCGGAGATGTCCTACACGACAATGATCTGAGAGTTGTACAGATAGTACTCGCTCGCTTTTACTGTGGTGTATGTATCGAGATGGGCATGAGTAAGAAGAGATACATCGAAGCGTGTGAAGCATTGTGGGATGCGCTCATGGAAGACTACGCTGAAGAGATCAAGCACTAATCAATCAATCGGAACAATCACATAGGATAATTATCATGAACTTTGAACTGCAACAACCCAAACAAATCATATCCCTTGCAACCTCTGCACATATTGTCTCAGTAGAAGTCAATGTGTGGACTGCAACAAAGCAAGATCGTGCGATCTCAAACGAGGTCACATCCATGAAGAACGCTGACTCTGAAGCTGGCAAGTTCACCAAGAACTTGCTCTCAAGTTCACCCGAACACAAGGCGCTGATGAACTATCGGCAGACTGTATATAACTGGTTGCAACGCTCGACATATGACTGGTCGGGGTCAAGTCGTTTGTTGCCACTTGTTAACCTTGAGAAGTTTATGAAGGAGTTCGAAGCGCATGATCGAGAGTTCAATCGGCTACTCGATGAGTTCATCAACAAGTATCCTCAGATCGTGAGTGATGCGGCGTTTAAGCAAGGAGATATGTTTGATAGAAGTCAATACCCTGACTCTGGCGTTGTGCGTTCCAAGTTCCGCATAAAGTTGTTTGTAACAACTGTGCCCCAAAACGACTTCAGATCAAATATCTCATCGGTCATTGCCGATGACTTAAAGAATCACTATGAACGCCAAGTCGCTGAGATCATAGACAATGTCATGGTCGATGCAAGCGAGAGGTTCTTAGAGATTGCATCGCGTATCAGTAACGCGTGTACTGAGAATGTTCCTGATGAAGATGGCAAGGTCAAGCGTAAGAAAATCTATGACACAACTGTAACCCAAGCAAAGGAGATATGTACAACCCTCAAAGAGTTTAATCTTACAAACAATCAAGAGTTAGAGAATGCTCGTCAACGCCTTGAGCAAGCGTTGCGCGATGTGACTGTGGATGATCTGCGTGAGAGTTCATATGTTAGAAGTGTTGTCAAGAATGATGTCGATGATATCTTGGCTAAGTTCGCTCCCCTCAAGTCCTTTAACTAAACAGAAAGTAAATGCAAAATGTCTAAAATCAATTTCTCCCTCACAATGTCCATCGATGAGACCAAAGACTTCATCAAGGCAATGGCTGATCAAATTACACCTGTCGTGGTGTCCGAGCCAGGGGTCGGCAAATCCACAATACTGAAGAGTCTTGAAGCTGAGATGGGTAGCGAGTACGACTACATCTATGTCGATTGTCCTGTTAAAGATATGATGGATGTCGCGGCTAGTATCCCGAACCATGAGAGCAAGTCTCTTGAGTACTATGTGTCCGATCTATTCAAGATCAACAATGGGCGTAAGAAGGTCATCATGCTTGATGAGTTTATGAAAGCTCCCAAGCTCTTGCAGATCATCTTCACTCGACTCATGCTTGAGCGTACTGTGGGTGATGTGCCACTACCCGAGGGGTCATACTTGTTCGCAACAAGTAACAACTCATCAGATGGTGTCGGTGACAATATGCTTGCTCATGCGGGCAATCGTGTGACTGTTATCAATATGCGCAAACCAAACCACACAGAATGGAATGTATGGGCAACCAACAACAAGATCGCTAGAGCGGTGAGGGCATGGGCATCCATGAATCCGAAAGCGTTCAAGTCTTACCTTGACCCTGATCAGAAGGACAATGAGTACATCTTCAATCCATCATCAACTGTTAAACAGTTTGTGTCTCCACGTTCGTTAGCTAAAGCATCGGTCATAGTCGATAGGAAAGATAAGATCACAGAGAATGCTCTGATGGTCGGTCTCTCAGGCACGATCGGTGAAGCGGGCGCGAGATCAATGTCTGCGTTCATTGCATTAGAAGGTAAGCTGATGTCGTTCAAGGATGTGATGAAGAATGCGTCTACTGTGAAAGTTCCTGATGATGTGTCTGCTCTCATTATGATGATGTTCGAAGCAGTCGATAACATCGAGACTCAGGATGACCTCAACGAGTATATGCAGTTCGTCAATCGTATTAAGAACGCTGAGATTCAGTCTATCTTTTTCACGATGATCATGCACACTCGCCCCAAGATTGCTCGCTATAACCAAGCGATCACTACTTGGGCTACCAACAACCACAAGATCATGTAAGGATGAATGATGCGTAAATTGCAATGGTTTAAAACCCATGTCCTGATACGCCACTATCTAGCGATAGTCTACATACTGGCGTTTATTGTTATTCTGTTAGATTTATTTGTTTGGAGACCATGATGTTAACTCAAGAAGAACGCGTGATGAAAGCCCACATTACAATGATGAAACACCCTGAGACTGCGTTGTACTCAGGCGTGATGATGATGGGCACAACTGAAGTAATCGATGGTGCTGTAACTGCATACACCGATGGTGTAAACAAACGCTACGGCAGACAGTTCCTTGCTGAGATTTGCAAAGATCAACGCGAGGTCAATGGTCTTGTACTGCATGAGAACTTGCACATCGCTCTGCGTCATATGGTGCACAATCGTGATTTGTTTGAAGAAGATAGATCGCGAGCCAACAAAGCGGCTGACTATGTGGTGAACTCTATCATCAATAATCTGAAGGACAATACTCTCTGTAAGCTCCCCGATGGGGGACTGTATGACCCCAAGTACAAAGATATGTCTATGCGAGAAGTGTATCGTATGCTTGAAGAAGAGGAAGAGGAAGGTGGGGGAGGTCAAGGCGAAGATAATCCATCGGGGGGTTCCGATAAGGGAAATAGCGGTGGGTATCAATTCGATGAGCATGACACATCGGGGGGTATGAGTCCTGATGATCTGAAGGATGCGAACGAGCGTATCGATCGTGCATTGCGTGAAGGCGCGTTGCTAGCGGGTAGACTTGGCGTAGACATTCCTCGCGAGATCACAGAGATACTCAAGCCTGTGGTTGACTGGCGTGAAGCGTTGCGTGACTTTGTGTCTGCATCGTGTAAGGGCAAGGATGAATACACATGGCGTAAGTTCAATCGTAGGATGCTTGCTAATGATATGTATTTGCCCACAGTAGAGAATGAAACAATTGGTGAGATCATTGTCGGGTTTGATACATCGGGGTCTATTGGGCAAGAGCAGATCAATGAGTTCGCATCAGAACTGGTGTCGATCTGTGAAGCGGTCGAGCCTGAGATGGTTCGGATTCTGTGGTGGGATACCAAAGTACATGGACAACAAATCTTCAAAGACAACTACGCCAACATCGGATCAATGCTCAAGCCACAAGGCGGGGGCGGAACTAGAGTATCGAGCGTGTCCGATTACATAAACAAAGAGAAGCTGAAAGCTGAGTGTGTGATTGTATTCACAGATGGTTATCTTGAACATGATGTCAAGTGGGAGATCACTTCTCCAACATTGTGGATGATCACAGAGAATAAAGATTGGGATGTTCCAAGCGGTAAGAAAGTTATATTCAACAAATGAAAGGGTAAGCAAATGTTTCACGATATACCAAAGATGAATTACGATGACTTTGTCAAACGCTCAAAGCAACCATATCGGGGGAGCAATGCTTCTCCATTGGGTTGGCGTGAGTATTCGGCAAGACACTTCAGACCCTTGGAGAATGAGGAAGGCTTTGCGCTTTACTATCGACACAGAGAAGTATTAGATGGTGTGAAAGACATCGATTATCGTAAATCTTTCGCCATCGTGCGCCCTGACAACACGATAGAGTTCAGTAACCCTACGAGCGCTCAGAGTGAGAATCTGATGTTGCGTAGAATACTGGGTTCGCCTGTCTACCATGAGAAAGGTAGGGGCGGTACTGTTATAAGTAAACATCGTGGTAGCGATGATAAGACTATGCACCCAATGTTCAGGGGCTTGCGTATCAACATGGATACGCTGAAGGAGAGTAAGCCCTATGAGTTGTATGTTAGAAAATTAGTACAGAAAGAAGCAAAGACATATCTGAAACAGTTCGATGAGTTCAGGGTCGCGGGTATAACAATGTTTAATTCAATGAACGCTAAAGGCGTAGATGAACTACTAAACGAACTAAGAAAAACCAAAAACCACAGTGATATGTTCTTTGAATGCTTAGAGAAGAAGCATTACGTTGATGCGTTGATGCACTTTGCTTTGAACAGATATACTTATTGGACATGGGCTGAAATCAATGATGGCAGATTGCTTAACTTCAAAGAAGTGGTCAAGCAGTCATTGGATAAATACTTTAATGACTTTGTATTGCAGAATACAGATGAGCCTTTTCAGTTGAAGATGGTAGAGAGTGGTAAGTGTTTTCCTACAAGTAAGTGGGGATATACGATTGTGCAAGATGGTAACGAGATGATCAGACTTTAAAGGAGAATGCAAATGGATATTATTTCAACATATGGTGATCAAGACTTAGTGCGTACGATACTGGAGAACCCGAAGCATGTGGAGTTGAACAAGCTAGCGCATGAGTTCTGTGCGACATTCAATTTGAAGGTGTCTAACTATGGCACATCAGAGACTAGGTTAGAAGTCGTTGATAGTAATGGCGTACCATTGGGCATGTTGTACACCACATCGGATGGTAGCGATACAGTATATATCTATGAGTCTCAAGAGATTGTCAAGAAAGAAAGGTCTAGTAAAAATAGTGGTAGTGACGCAAGAGATTCTAAGAAGATCAGTACGCTCATCAAGTCTATCAAGAAGAACAATGAAGAGCCTGCCGTTAACAAGTTATTCCCATTTTGGCAGAGAGCCATTAACTACGGGTTCACTGAGTTGAAGTCTGGCAACATAGAACGCAAGTTAGCAGTACCTAGAGAACAAATGCAGTTCATATGTGAGAAACTCTTAGGCGAGACTATATCAGGCATGATAGATGAGAATATGCTAAGAAGTATATTATCTAAAATCCGCAACGATGATAAGGAACTTGAGAACCAACAAGTAAATCTTAATAGATATGCGAAAGGTGTAACCGCGATAAAGTTACCTCTTGGGTTTGGGGATAAGCATTACGTCATATGTAAGGTTGGGTACGATGTGGTTAACGATAAAGTAACTGATATCACAAATGTGACTAGGCACGACTCTATCTCTGACACGCCGTATGCAGGACTTGCTCTCATGTGCAGATCAAGGAAGAACGATGCTCGCTTCACCACTAATAATGAGTTCGGAATAGACCGATGTGATCGTTACTGGGAGGACTTAGATATTGCTACTGCATACAATGGGAATTGTTTTTTCTTACTAATCCCCGATCACGCTGAATGATTCTGTATCCTCCCCCGATAAGCCATTGGTCTAAGAAGGAGTACATTCGTACTCCAGTCTTTATCATTGATAACAATTACATTGTATCGGTAGGTGATGAGGAAATCAGGATATTCACAGAGGATGATGTTCCTGACTTTATTAAATCTCTGATAACAATGACACACGCGTTCAAGCCAAACTTGTATGATACTTATCTTGAAGGTAGGAATATAGTCGCTATCGATTTCGAAGCTGTAAAACCTAGATATCATGGTCAATGGTCTATTTATGATAACAATCAGGATAAACGCCTAGATGAGATAGGTTGGCAGTTGACATCATTTTTATATATGTTAGTATTGACGCTCGATCAATTCTCATATGTGAAATATGGCGACACCCGAAAGCAAGATCAAGAGCAAAGCAAAGCTAGCACTAGCTAGGCTAGGCGCGTACTACACATTCCCTGTAACAAGCGGATTCGGTAACTCAGGAGTGCCCGATATTCTCGTTTGTTATAGGGGTGTCTTCATCGGTCTTGAGTGCAAGGCCAACGGCAATAAACCCACACGACTACAAGAGTCACATATCAAAGAAATAAATATGAATGGGGGTATTGCATTTGTCGTAGATGAGCACAACATAGACAATCTTTATGCAATTTTAAAGGAGAAGGTAAATGGATATTTCAATGTTGAAAAGAGCGCGTAAGTTATGGTGTATTGATACTTCACCATACTTTCAGCAAAGACACAATATGCGTGAATGGATTCGCGCGATCAGGGTTGTAGGTGATAACTGGCTTCTAAACAAAAAGGTGGATAAAAATGCAAGCAATTAAAATGCACATGAAACGTGAGAAAAAAGGTATGAGTGTAGTCGCTGAACTATTACTTGATCTAATAGTTAGCTACGGCAAAGGCGTATCGATCATGGACTTGGTGGATAAAGCAAACGAGATCAATGTAGCATCTCCAGCCACGAGCCATCGCGCACTCAAATGGCTAATAGATAATAAGTACATCAAGGTAGAGTTCCTAGTTGATAACCGCACTAAGTATCTGTTCGGAACATCCCGAGGATATAAATTCGTAGGGGCGTAGCATGACTAAAGAAGAAATTGATTATTTTTTAATACAAGAACATTTTGTAAAACTTTGTAGATGGATAGCAGAACTAGAGCGTGAAGCGTGCGCAAAGATTTGTGATCAATATGCGCTAGAAGATGAGAATTGGGCAGGCGGTTGTGCTTTCGCTATCCGAGCAAGGGGGAAAGAATGACTAAAGAAGAACTATTTGATATTGCAGATCAAATATTAACCATGCCATACAAAAAAGACGATGTATTGTATTTGGCAAATTATTTGATGGAAAACGGCAGACAAATGATGTTGAAAAACGCAGAGTTACAAATCGAAGTGG